AAACCTTGTTACTCCTTATGGTTTAGGACAAAAACAAGGGGCGGAACTCGTGAGAATTGCTCTGCGGGACCATCGCACCTCAGTTACCAAAATCCTTTCGATTGCTATCAGCATGCTGAAAAAACAGAGCCCTGGCTTACGACTACTGCTTTCCTTTGCTGATACCGCTTTTGGGCATCATGGCGGTATCTATCAGGGCGGAAATTGGATCTATGCAGGATTGACGACCCCATCAGAAGAATATATTGTCGGCGGCAAGCGCTTCCAGGGCCGCGCCTTACGTGCAACACGTTCCTCGCATGCTTATGGCGCCGTGCCTGCCCACAATGTTGCTCTGTGGGCAGAGAAGGTCTTGGGGCTCCCTGTCCGTACCGTGATGGGGAGCATGAAGCATCGCTATCTCTACCCACTCGACGCCGCCATGCGTGCCCAGATTGCCCCTTTAGCGCAACCGTACCCCAAACGCGCCACAAGCATCCTAGCTGATGCGTCTCTCGACCAGAGAGAAGAGAGCGGGGCAGCACCGACTGTGGCGCTTGCCACTGGCTGAAACTGGTGGAAGATGTGGACCATGGCGGATAAGCCGCATTATACCGCTGCACAGATCATTGCCGCCTTGCAGGAAACCAAGGGCATGATGTTCCTCGCTGCCAAACGTCTCGGGTGCTCGCATGAAACGCTGAGGAGGTACTGTCAGCGTTACCCCAGCGTGCAGGCTGCGAAGGACGCCGAGCGTGGCGAGATGGTGGATACCGCTGAGTTAAAACTGTGGAACTCCATCCAGAAAGGTGAGGCATGGGGGATTGCCTTCTGCTTGAAAAACCTCGGCAAGGATCGCGGCTACGTCGAGCGCAGTGAAGTCACCGGCAAGGACGGAGAACAGCTCGTGAAAGACGTGCACGTGCATCTGAGCACGACCGCGCAGGAGCCGACGCATGGCGACGGTTAACCTGTACTTGCCACCCCTACGCCCGTATCAGTGGGCTCTCTACCAGGCGCGACAACGCTTCTCGGTCTGGGTCTGCCATCGGCGTTTCGGCAAGACCGTGCTAGCGCTAGAAATCCTCATCAATGAGGCATTCGCTAACAAGCGTCATCAGCCGCGCTATGGCTACCTCGCACCGCTCTACCGCCAGGGCAAGGTCATCGCCTGGGACTTGCTCAAGCATTTTACCAAGGAGATTCCAGGCACCAGGATCAACGAAGCCGAGTTGCGCGTCGACCTCACCGGTGACCGCCGCATCCAAATCTTCGGTGCCGATAACCCGGACGCCCTGCGTGGGCTGTACCTGGACGGCGCGGTGTTTGACGAGTACGGGCAGATGCGGCCCCGCGTGTGGTCGGAAGTCGTCCGGCCGGCGTTGGCCGACCGCGAGGGCTGGGCCACGTTCATTGGCACGCCCATGGGCAAGAACCATTTTTATGACTTGTACCAGCAGGCGCAGCACGACGCAGGGTGGCATGCCGCGCTCTACACCGTGGCCGACACGCATGTGCTGCCCGAAGAGGAGCTGGCAAGTGCCCGTAACACGATGGCGCCAGAGCAGTATGCGCAAGAATTCGAGTGCAGTTTTGAGAGTGCCCTGATCGGTTCGTACTACGGCTCCTACCTCGACACCGCCCGCGAGGAGCAACGCATCACGCGCGTGCCGTGGGAGCCGTCCACGCCGGTGCATGTGGCACTCGATATCGGCGTCGGGGATTCTACGGCGATCTGGTTTTTTCAAGCGGTCGGAAAAATGATCCACGTGATTGATTACTTAGAGGCGTCTGACCATGGCATCGACTGGTATGCAAAAGTCATCAAGGAAAAACAGTACGTCTACGGTCGATTTTTTTGGCCGCACGATGCAGAGGCGCGTGATTTTTCCAGCGATGGTCGAACACGGCTTGCCATTGCAGAGAGCTTAGGACTGCGACCGTCTGTGGTTGTGCCGCGTGGAGACATTGGCGATGGCATTGCGGCAGTACGCAACATGTTCCCGCGCTTTGTCTTTGATCAGGACAAATGTCACGAAGGGCTTGAAAGTCTCAAAAGTTATAGACGCGATTGGAACGAGTCTACCAAAACTTGGTCTGACAGACCTAGACATGATTGGTCTAGTCATGGAGCGGATGCGCTCCGCTGCTTCGCGGTCGGATACCATGAAGATACGCCGGCAGTGAAGATTCCAGACCAATTTTGGCATCCTGGGAAAGGTCTCTGGGGGAGACGATGATGGCCAAGCCAAAAAGTACCAGCAAGAAGATTATCGAGACGCAGATGCAGGAAGTCTTCGAGCATCCGCCTTCAACCGTGAAGCCGGGGCAGTCTGCCGAGGCCACCCGCAAGCAAAAAGTGGCCATAGGGCTGTCGAAAGCGCGGGCCGCCGGCGCCGACATCGACAAGCCCAAGGCGAAACGCGGGAGCAAAGCGAGTTACTGATATGCCAAACCGTCTGCTGACGCGCGATGAAGTCTACGTGGAAATAGACGCCTTGTTTGAGCGTATGGGCCTGAAGCCACCCCAACGTGCCGTCTCTGATGGTGAGACGATAGGCGCACGCATTGAGCCGCCAGTGGTGTCTTGGCCTGTGCGTGCCGCGTGTGACCATTGTTGGCACTTGCCGCGGGATTGGCAGCAGGGCTCGCTGACGGTCCCTGTGCCCCGCTTGTGCTGCTGGTGCGGGGGCAGGGAAGAGCCGCAGCACGGGCCGTATGCGCCGGGAGGGGCCCATGGCTGACACAACAACGCTCAAGCCATTGACCAGACGCGAGAAAATTGCCCTATCGCCAGAGAGCGATAGTGATTTGCTGACCGAGGCCAGGGCAAGATTCGCTTTGGCCGAAGAATCAGAGGCTTCTGAGCGCCAGCAGCAGCTAGAGGCTTTAAAATTTCGCAGTGGAGCACATTGGAGTACGAACGGCCTCTCTGGCACTGGAGACACCACTGAACGATTAGAAATGGTTATTGATCGATTAAACCCGATGGTGAGCCAGACCATCAATGCCTATCGCAAATCCCCCCTGGCGATGCGCGTCCGCCCCAAGGGCGGCGGTGCCAGCAAGCAAGTGGCGGACCTCTTAGAGGGCCACTTGCGCGACATCGAGCAACAGAGTGAGGGAGAAATCGCCTACACGATCGCGCTGGATCAAGCCGTGGGTCAAGGCCTCGGCTATTTCCGGCTCGTGCGTGAGTACGAAGATGCCCGATCGTTTCAGCAGGTCCTGCGTATCCGTCCCGTCTACAACCGCTACGCCGTGTACTGTGATCCGGCGAGCGTGCACCCGGCAGCCCTGGACCTCGAATGGGCCTTCCTGATTGACCGCTGGCCCACGTCCAAATTCATGCAGTGGTACGACGTCTCGCCCCAAGAACTCACGCTGTTCTGTGGCGACGACAGCACCTGGCGCACCGACGCCGAGGTGCAACTGGCCGAGTACTATTACAAGACGTATGAGGTCCAGGAGCTGGTCAAACTCCCCAACGGGACGGTGCTGCCGACCAAGGGCATGCAGGACCTGGACCCGACCTGGCCGACGCGGGAGACACGCATCCCGACCGTGCACTGGGTCAAGATGGCCGGCAACGCCGTGCTGGAGCGCACCGTCTGGCCTGGCACGTACATCCCGATTATCCGTGTGGAGGGCCAACGCCTGAACGTCAACGGGCAGGACCAGCGCACCGGCATGGTGCAGGCGGGGCGTGACGCGCAAGTGTCGGTCGACGTCTACTCCACCATGGAAGCCACGGCGATTATGGCGGCGCCCAAGAGCCCCTGGCTGCTCTATGCCGAGCAGATCAGTGGCTACGAGCGCTTTTGGAACCAGGCCAATGACCCGACGCTGCCCTATCTGCTGCACAAGGCGGTCGTGGTGAACGGGCAACTACTGCCGCCGCCCGTGCGGACCGTGGTGGAGCCGGCCATCCAGGCGATTACCCAGGCGAAGGTGCTGGCGCAGGCGGACCTGCAGGCCACGGTGGGCATGTACGCCGCAGCGATGGGCGAACAGCAGACCAATCAGCGATCAGGCGTGGCGATTACGGCGGAGAAAGTCGAGAGCGAGGGGACAAATTTCGGCTACACGGCCAATCTCGCCTGGTCGATCAGAGCTTTAGGTACCATGTGTGTCGAGATACTGCCAAAGCTGTATACGGGGCCAGCCGATTTGCGGCAAGTTGGTCCTGATGGCGAGGTGAAGTCCACACGGGTCAATGAGGCGTATCAGGATGACCAGGGGCAGATGCACGCCCATTATCTGAGTCAAGGGGCTTACGAAGTCGTTATTTCAAGTGGTCCTAGTTACGAAAGTTCTAGGCAACAGGTTGCAGATAAATTGGGCACAGTCCTTGGCGCGGTTCAACCAGAGATCCAGCGCTATTTTCTCGACACCTGGGCCGCATCTTTAGACTTTCCAGGCTCAGAAGATTTAGCACAGAGACTAAAAACACTAGTGCCACCAGAGGCTCTCGCAGCAAGTGAACAGGGTGATCCTAAGACGCAACTTGTCCAGGCCCAGCAACAACTTCAGCAAGCGACACAAGCCTTGCAGATGCTTCAACAAGAATTAGAAAAGACGAAACAGACTGAACAGGTTGCTACTCAGAGCGTCGCACTCCTAGAGCGTGCCTTAGCTGACGCGAAAGTAAAACTGGATAACAAACAGGCAGAGCTTCAAGTCGATATGCAGAAAGCCCAACTTCAGCATCAAGTAGACACTGAGAAGAATGCTATCGACTGGAAAGAGCTGGAATTAAAGTACGCGATGGGTGCTCCAAACGGGGCGCTCTTGCCCCAGAACGGCACCGGCAACGGACAGGAAGATACTGATGCCGATTGAGTCGTATACGATCGTGGAAGGACAACGAGTCAACCACCCAAGCTTGAAAGCTTGGGCTTGCAGCTGGCTTACGCCACACGGAGGGTAGCCCC